CGTGGCGGAGTCATCCTCGGTCCTGATCACTCGAGCCGTGCCCTCGCACAAGGCGTAGATCGCGGCGTTGACCGACTCTGGCAGCTTCTCACCGTCCAGCAACTGGCTGACGATCTCCCACATGCCACGCATCGTGCCCATACCGCATTCGCTGGTGTCGGTCGCGACTTCGGTGCAGAGACATGAGCCTTCGGTGCTCACAGCACGTAATCCTCCAAAATCGTCGACCGTCCCGCATACTCGATCTCGACATCAGGCGCCGACTGGCTGCGCGCCATCGTCGGGTATTGTGTGGCGTACTGCATCGCGAGCGACTCAGCGTGGTCGGGCGACTTCAAGCCATCGCGGCGCATCTCCTCCTTCGTCACGAGGTCCTCGTACTTCTCAACGCCAGGCTTCACTTTGATCGAGCAAAGCTGCTCCTCGAACTCGGTCCACGCCTCCTCGTCAGGGAGCATGTCGGGCGCGAGCGCGATCAGGCCGTCGCGGAAGTCATTGCGCATCGCGATGTGACTCTGCACACGCCGGTTGCGGAACGCTTTCGGGTTGCTGGACGCTTCGCCCCCTTTGTACGCGATCACTGGCAGGCCATCCTTCATCAGTCGGCCTGCAGTGCCAGCTCCCACGCCGATCGAGTCGATCACGATGTCGTCGCCGCGCGCTGGCGTGCCTTCCCAGGCGGTCCAAAGTCTCGCCGTCATGTCGGCCGCTTCGATCGGGGCGACCGAGGGCTGGAACGAACCCACAACCTGTTTGAGCACGTGTCTGAAGCTCTGGTAGTGCCGTGCTACAGTCGTTACGGTGTCGTCCTCGCCCCCGTCCGCCACGTCCGTGGAAATGCGCAGCTTTGGAATCGAGCCGTCGGGTTGAGCCGCTACGCCACGCATGCGTGCGTCCGCAATCCACTGGAGCGAGATCAGCTGATTCGCGTCCGCCTCGACGAACTCGCCCTTGACGCGCACGCTGAAGAATTGCGAGTTCTCGCCGTAGAGTCGCCGCCACCGTTCGATGCGGTCGAGGTTAATACCTTCGACCGTGCGCGAGTCGATGTTGCGATGGCCCCAGAGCTGCGCCTGGCTGGTGAAACACTGGCGGAAACGGCCTCGAGAACGCGTCGGATTGCCGCACACGATCCAAACGATTTCCGTGCCTGAATCTGTCAGCGCGCCTTCTGCGACTTCCCATACTGCATCATCAATCGCCGAGGCTTCGTCATAGGCAAGAAAGATTCGCTTGCCTTCGTTGTGAAGCCCAGCAAAGGCTTCTGTCCTGGCGACGCTCCAAGGGATCGCGTCAATGCGCCATTCACGGGTATGGATACGATGAAAGATGCTCGTTGCCGTCACTTCGAACCAGTGACGTGTCATACATAACCCGTGCCACTTCACGAGCTCAGGCCATGTCTTGGTGCGTAATTGCGTGTCAGTATTCGCCGTGCAAATGCCCCGACACTTTTCAAACGTACTGAGCGCCCACAATATCAGTTGCGCGATGAAGGCAGATTTGCCGATTCCATGACCCGAAGCGATTGCTTCCTGCACGACTTCCCAAGCATTCAGAGGCCGACTTTGGTTCGCGATTAGTTTTTGCTTGATCGACTCGCAAACAGCGAGTGTCCATGCTCTCGGCCGTTTGCTCTGCAGCGGACCAGGCTGACCCCATGGAAAGGCATACCAGATGAATTTAGCAGGGTCCCGCTGAAAAGATGCGACGTCGGCGATCAGCGCCTGCTCGAGCTCAAGCGGCGACAGAGACGCGAGCGGCTTCTCGCTTCTCGGCTTCTTCTGCCCCCTCGCCATTAGCTAGTTCAAAGCTCCTGGTTGCTCTTGCTGCGTCCGCTGTCGTGCCTGTGCCAAGGCGTCGGCGGTGACCATGACCAGCTGGCCGGCATGCTCGAACTTGTGTACTTCACGGTACTTCTCAGGTCGGCGGGCCTTTAATACGCCGAAAATTGCAACCAAATTTCCCGGCTGCCGCTTGTCCAAGGCATGCTCGAACAGCATTTCCTCGACGTGGTCAGTGTTCAGCTCCTTGGCGAGTTCGTAAGCCTTCCCGAACTCAGGATCAGTCCGTACATGCGTGAAGACCGTGACACTCGAGACTTCGACCGCTGCAGCGCACTTGGCGACCGTAGTGGCTGCTTGTCGGTAAAGTTCTAGGAACTGACGCTTTTTTTCAGCCGTAAAGGTGCCTGGCGCGCTGGATCTGCCTTTTCGGGGCTCGCTCACGTCAGGATCGGCTCCATTCGCCGCCATTCGGCGCGTTTGCGCGAGAGTAGTCTTTCTGTCGCCTTTAGGCAACCATTGTCGTTTCGGTGGCGATAAGAGGCACGAACTGAAAGGTTTTCAGCTAGTCATTGGCCTCTCACCACGCTCAGAGCTTGGCATTCATGACGGAACAGCATTACGTTGGTCATCTGCAAACGCGGCTCCTGTGGTCCCGCCATGAACGCCAAAGGTCGCGAAGCAGCCGCTTTTCGACGTATCGCTGGGATCTCCGGTGGATCACCATCTTCGATCTGAAGCCAGCCGAGACCTGGTCTACGGGATCTCCTGGCTTCGCGGCTCGCACGACGAGTCCGGCTGCTATGGCTTTCTGCTCCTCGTAACGCTTGCGTTCGTCGTATAAGTCCTTGTAAGCGTTCTGCTTCTTGAGAAGTGAGTCGCCGATCACAAACATGACGCTACGCCGGCGCGGACTATAGCCGTGAGCGATTGCCTTCTCGGGATCGGTATGGCGTCTCTGCCGTTCTCCGCCTACGAGGCCTAAGCCGAAGCGCTTCCAGAGTTTGGCGGGGTTCGAGTACTTCGCCAGATCTCCGGCTTCTCCGATGATCTGCGCGAGCCCCAAGGCTCCAAAGCCATTGATCGGTTCCACGAACGCTGAGTAAACCGGCAGTTCCTTGGCGGCCTTTACCAGCTCTCGCTCGACAAGCTTGCGCTGCTTGCGGATGTGGTCTTCGGCTACCTGAAGCTGAAGCGTAACGAGATTGGAGGAGACGCTAGCAGTCTTGTGCTGGGTTTCGCTTGCACAATGGCCAGCATCTCCTCCGACAACTCTTGCTTGGTCATCACGCGCGCACTGGTCGGAAGAGACGCTAGCAAACTTGTGCTGGTTCGCATCATCATCCTGGCCAGCGTCTCCTCCGATAAAGCCGCCATGGTTATCAGGCCAGGAGAGATCGGAGGAGACGCCAGCACCTGACACCAGGGAAACAGGGTTATGAAGGCCAGTATTTCCTCCGTTTGAGGGGACGGATGCAGACGTCTCAGAACTGGGTGACGACATCGTTGAGGCCTGCATCCGCCGTTCGATCGCCTTGATCTGGCGCGTGAGTGCGCCTTCGGCGTTCAGGAAGTCCTGACGTCGGCGGTGCAGTTCTTTGATGAGGCTGAGACCTGCAGTGGCAATCCAGGTCTGGGTAACTGCGACATGCTGGCTGTCTACAGGCTCAGCGGTAGGGACGACGGAAGACACACAGGCCGTGGTTGACAATTGGCTGTCGGCCTTCCGTCGCGATGAAGGGGAAGGCTCAAAAGACGCAAACATAGTGGATGGCAACTGGTTATCGGTCTTCTCAGCCTTTAATGGCCGCAAACGCTTCGTAGCTTTGGGGTACAAACCAGGGGTGGCATTCGCGCTCATTTCAGTGACTTCCAGATTGAGGCAATGGCCTGCTCGTTCATCGACTGGCGTACGGTTTTGTTCGGTTTCAGCTTCGTCGCGATCTTCTTCACGAACCGTGCGTTCAGCAGTGCTCCCGCTGCATCCGCCTGATACTGAGCCAATGCTTTCGTGAGCAACGCAATGTCCGCATCGCCGAGTCTGTGGCCCGTCGGAAGTATCCAGTCGTTCAGCCAAGTTTTGGTGATTCGACCCACACCCGCAAGGCCGCTCACGTCATCGGGACTCATGTTCTGCACCATGTCGCGAATGTTTGATTGCCGCTGCCGAATGAAATACCGCGCGGCCTGACGGACGAACTCGTCGTGCAGTTCCTTGTGAACTTCGATCAGCTCACAGAACAACACCACTGCGTTTTCACGGTCGTTCCGAGTCTCTTTCAGACACTGGTCAGCCAGTTGAGTGAGTGTACCGGCAACGCGAGGCTCAATCCCCTGCTGAATCGCGCTGGAAGTTTCGACAGCGATCTGATCGACGTTCATGGATTCCCCACAGAAGTTAAGATTTCTGACGCTTGCTTCAGCCTCTGGATCAAGGCTTTGTTTCTTTTCTCGGCAAGACCTGAAAGCCGATATCGATGTCCCGGCCAGAGCTCGGCCTGATCGACGATGCCAGCTCGTACGAATTTGATGAGATGGGCTCGAGCCGTGCGCTTTGCGACTTTGGTCGATTCCGCAGCTTCGACCGCCGTACACCAGCCTTTGCAACTCACCAGGAAATTGAACAACTTCACCTGGTGCTCGCTGATCTCGATTGTCTCCATGCGTGCAATCATGCCACACGCAGCCGCGTAATACCATCCTGTGCCAAATTGGCATAGGCATTCACGCAAACACCCCGCTACCGTTAGGGCGCGTGGGTCCGCAACATTTCGAGGTGTCTTTCTTCGCTGGCACGCTTAAGTTCGCGTTTTCTCGTGGCAAAATAAACCGCTTCGTAACGCTTTGCCGCCTCACACAGTTCATAACGATATTGTTCACGACGTTCGATTTCTTGAGCACGAGCCTTCCTATCTTTCGACTTTGTATACGTTTCCACCAGTACGCAAGAAACAGCAAACTGACGGGCGTACGAAAGAACCGTAGTCTTAGCCTGCTTTAGTGCCGTAGTTTCAGGAACCTTGACTGACTTGACCCTGATCACGCAAACACCCCACTCGTCTTGATCTCCGGAGTACCCAGCCTGTTCCCATGCACGACTCGAGGCGGCCTGCTGGTGCCATCGTCGATCAGGTAGAAGCCGTCCTTGAGTACGCGCAAGACGAAGCCCCGGTAAACATGGTCCGAGGTAAGACTTTTGAAGTAGATCCGTTGGTGAGGTGAGAACTTCACTTCGCACCAACAAAGTCCAGTACGTCCTGCTGAGTCCGCCACGTCACCAGAGGCGCGTTGTTGGCCTGGCATTCGCTCAGGAATTCCTCTTGCGACGGCGTGTACTTGCCCTTCAGCCCCTTGATCTCGACGAACGTCAGCTTGCCGCGAAAACAGGCAATACAGTCCACTGGCTTACCGATCCAGGTGAGCCACACACCGAGCTGTTCGGCGAGCACCCAGAGCTCGTTCTGGTTGAGATCGCGGCGCTCAGCGTATCTCACAGTGCCATACCGTATACCAGAATGAAGACCTCGGCGAATGTGCAGTCCTTACCTTGGCGTTTACCACAGACACGCTCAGCCAGCTTCTTTGCCGCAATCGCAGAGCGCACACGTTCGCGTCTCACTTCCCTTGTAGTGTCCCCGGAGAAGACGTCTGCGACACCTTGAACCCGGAGTCGCTTGGCAAGCCATATCTCCTGATCTAGATTCATCTGAATCCTCTTGCTGTGCTGCTCGAGAATCTCAAGCATGCGCTTGCGAGAAACGATCTTCTTCGGTTCGGGATCGTAAGGGACCTCAGCAGACATACCTCAACCCCTTTCCCCGTGGTTGCCACCGACGGCTACTAAGGCTCCCTCCCCTGTTCGGGGCCCTGCTACACAGGGTTCCACTACGACCGGGATGCAATTGGGTCAGCAGCGCCCGGAATAGCACTTTTCTGGCGTGCGGGCATGCTTCTACCCCATGACTAACGAGCGCCTTGCCGGTTCGAACTAGCGGGGTTTGCAGCAATACGCGGACTTGCGTATGATGATGACCGCTGTCCAAGCAAGCAGCACCATAATCCTCCGCCCGGAGGTACGCAAGGCCCCGAAAGGGGCTTTCGCGTTTCTGAATCACTTCACGCTCCGAAGTCGCACGGCCTCGTTGTCCAAGGATTCCGCGAGCCGGATTAGTACCGCAGCCAAGTCCAGGCACTCTTCGTACACCGAACTCGGTGCGTTAGCCCTCACGGCGTCCTTGAGTTCTTCCCATTCCTCCAGAGCGACGCCCAAAGCTTCGTGAGTGCTTGCGAAATCTCCGTAGCGCGCTCGTGCCTTTTCGATCCTGCTCTTGAGTTCGCTCTCGATGCTCATGCAGTTCGCTCGAAGAGTTCGGCCTGATCGCTGTGAACCATACCAGGCTTAGCCACACCTAAATTCTTCACCGCCTGACGGTAGTACGAGGCTTTTAACTCGATCCCTATCCCGCGGCGGCCCTGGCATACAGCCCCATAGACTTCAGAACCGACCCCAGCGAATGGAGATAGAACTACCTCACCTTCGTTCGACCACAGAGTGAGAATCCGGTCGATGACGTCTAGCTGCAACGGGTGGACGTGCTTTTCGTCATCCTCATCCTTGCCTTGCTTGAATGGCAGAACGCGATCAATACGCACGTCATCCCAAAACGCCGAAGCGTACTGCCTCCATATCCAATGCGAATAGCGATTCTCTATCTGGTTCCCAGTCCAGCCACGGTACGGCAAGAGCTCAGGTGGCATTTGCCTCTCACCGGCGTACTCGAGCAATCCCTGCGGATGCGCGATCGGGATCTTGTTGTCTCCCTTGCGGCGAAACACCAAGAGCCAATCGGCCGAAGCCACCGTGCAGCGTGAAGAATCGTCCACGATGGTCTTGTGCGCGAGGTTCTTAGCCATCGTCCGATTGCGCACGCCCAACGGTTCTTTCCATACCGCGTAGCGCGCGACGTAGCGAAAGCCTTCCTTTTCGTGCAGGCGAATGATGTCGCCGGGGAAGTCGATCAAATAGTCCGTGCCACTATTCCCGGAGGGAACATCCATGCAATGGACGGTGGTCATACGCCCTGGATGTGTGAGCCTGAAAATCTCCCGCACGCAGAAAGCGTAATGCGCGAAGAACTCCTCGTAATCCGTCGCGTTTGAAAGGTCGCGCTCATTACTCGAGTAGTGATAGAGGCCACCGAACGGCGGAGAATAGACCGATAGATGTACGCTCGAGGCTGGCAGCGTCTGCATCACTTCAATGCAGTCGCCGTTGTAGAGAGCGTAGTTCTCGGTGATTTTCTGGTCTATCACAGCCATGCGGGTACCTTTTCTCGCTGAGGATAGGAGGTTAAACGACTGACGTTCTCTGCTCGATGCATTTCCGTGACGAGGTTCGAGAACATGCGATCGGCAGCAGTAGCCTTACGCTGCAAGTTCTGCAACACGCTCTTTTCACCTTCGGTCGTGACTACATCAACCGTGACCGCATGCTTCTGTCCGAAGCGCCAGCAACGTCGCACGCCTTGGTAATACTGCTCGTAGGAATGCGAAGGGAAAAACGTCACATGGTGACAGTTCTGCAGGTTGAGGCCATAGGCACCGATCTTCGGTTTAGTAATCAGCACCCGCTGCTCGCCTCGAGCGAAGGCGATTAGTGCTGCTTCTTTGGTTTCCTCGCTATCACTCCCACTCACCTGCACTGCATCAGGAATGATTTGCTCCAAGAGGTCGCCCTCTTGATTCAGATGGCACCACACAAGCGCTTGGTCGTTGCCATTCACGAGTTCAGCCACCTTTTCGCAGCGTTCACGGATCGACCGGCGTCGCTCGTCGCGTTGTTCTGCGAGTCCTACGGCCGGGAGCGCAAAGAGCATCCCGCTCGGAAGTGAAGCGACCTCAACCAAGTGGTCACGTTCAATCAACGGCGGTAATGTGAATCGTTCGTCGCTAAAGCCGAGATCCGAAGGTTTGCGCATCGCGCGCGCCCACGAACAGACCCATCGCCAGAAAGGTAGCTCCGCGTGACCTTTGAATCGCCACTTCGCGGCGTCGTCCAGCTTCGAGAAGTTCTGCCCACGATGCCGATAAACGACAGGCTTCACCGTGTTCTGATCGTTCTTGAAGAATCGACCGAGCATGTCTGTATAGCCAAGATAGCCTAAGGCTTCGCTCGAGGTGCCGAGTTCGATGTAATCGTTCGGGGCGGCGGTCGCCGTGCATAGCAGCCGGTACGGAACTTTGCGCATGAAGACCGTAATCGCATCGCGTGTCGCACCCTCAAAGGACTTGAGGATGCTTGACTCATCACAGACCACCCCGGCGAAGTCCTGTGGATTGAAATGCTGCAACCGCTGATAGTTGCAGACGACGACTGGCGTGGTTATCTCCCCGGATATCGATCGTTGAGCGTCGATGCCGAATTTCTCAGCCTCAGCTACAGTCTGAAATGACACGGCCAGCGGTGTGAGAATCAGAACCGGCTTTTTGGTGCGCCGATGTACCTGATCCGCCCACGCCAGCTGCATCGGAGTCTTACCGAGTCCGCAGTCAGCGAAGATCGCCGCCCGGCCCTTTCGGAGTGCCCAGGTAACGAGTTCCGCTTGGAAATCAAAAAGAAACGGCGGGAGCTCCTTTGGCGTAAATCCGTGGTCATCCCCTAGCTGAGCCTTGTGCTCTAGGAATGATAAATAACCGTTAACGTCGCGTTCAGGCATTGACACGTCGTTTCTGTTATGCTCTTTGCCCAAGTCGCGTACACCTCTGTAGGCCACTGCGCGCAACCTCCCTCCCCCTCCGGGCCGGTTAAGCTCCCGAGACTCGGAGGGGGAGACTCCAAACAGATCGCCAGGCAGCCTCTAGAAAGCTGCAACAGACAGCACCTCTTTTGGTCTCACCGCAGAAGGGCCTGTTATGGACTGGCGAATTCATTACTGTCCAGCCTGAGCTAGACCTTTCCTGACCCTGTAGACCGACCGCATGTACGGTCGCTGATAGTCTCTGTTCGCCTTCTTGCACGCAGGACACCGACACTTGTAGTTCGTATAGGTGCTACGCGTCCCGTGTTTCATCTTCTTCGGCATGGTCTGATGATAGGCCGCGTTGACAGTGAATGTCAAGCTATGCTAAGGTCCGATCCATGAAGAAACCCACGCCAACACAAGCCGCTCGCCTCTACGGCTTGCGCGCCTTCGGTTCCTGGTACTGGACGCTGGACCCGGACAACATTCAGCGCAAGGTGATCGCGGCTTACGTCGCTGGCGTTCGTCATGGTAAGAACGGAGGAAAGCGCAATGGCAAGTAACCTCACACCCATCGATCGCGCTGCCTTGTATGGCTGGGCCTTTCAGCCAAACGCGACCGAGCTCTCCGAGGCGATCGGCAAGCGGTACAAGGAGATCGCCGGCCGCGAGGACTTCGTGATCACGTCCAGCTTCGATCCTACGGACTACTACTCTCGCACCTACCGAGGGTTTGCGCCGCTGGACTTCTCGGACGGCGACATTGCCATTCGGTGCGACTCTGGAAATTGCGCTTTCGGCGCGAGAGTTGATCGCCAGAGCACCACGTTCAAGTGTCGTGTGTCAACCGACTGAGGGAGCCATGAACGAACTCAAAGACCTGATTCTCGAAACCGCGCGTAGTCACGCCGAGACCGCGAAAGCTGCCTATTCAGCGCGCGATCGCGAAGTCTCGCTGCTGAAAGCTGAGATTACCATTCTCGAGGAGAAGCTGCGCCGCGCACGCGCTGAGATTCTCGATCTCAAGACACGGCTGAGGATCGAGAAGTGAACTTCTTGCTACGCAAGTTCCGCGAGTGGCGCAACCGTCGGATTCGGCGGCGCATGCGTCAAGTCTTCTACACCTACATGCCGAACCCGAACGCGCGGAGCCTGGTGCGCAAGTTTGGCCCGAGACCGAGGTAGCCCATGAATGCCGTTGTGAAGGCCGCACCGTCCAATTCCGTCATCGTCCGCATGGCCACCCGCTTCGGCGTGGACCCGGACAAAATGCTTCATACCTTGAAGGCCACGGCTTTCAAAGGCGATGCGAGCGTCGAACAGCTAATGGCGCTCTGTGTCGTCGCCGACCAGTATGAGCTCAACCCTTGGACGAAGGAGATCTACGCATTCCCGGACAAGGGTGGCGGCATTGTCCCAGTGGTGGGCGTCGACGGCTGGTCTCGTATCATCAACTCGAGTCCTCAGTTCGACGGCATGGACTTCGTTGAAGGCGAACTGAACGGCAAGAGCATCCCGAGCTGGATCGAGTGCCGCATCCACCGCAAGGACCGCCAGCACCCGATTTGCGTGAAAGAGTACTTCGACGAGGTCTACCGTCAGCCGAAGGACCGCAACGGCAATGACATTCAGGGTCCGTGGCAGACACACCCGCGCCGTATGCTTCGCCACAAGGCAATGATTCAGTGTGCGCGCCTCGCTTTCGGATTCGTCGGCGTCTATGACGAGGACGAGGCCCAGCGCATTATCGACGTGACGCCAGTCGACCACGGTCCACGGCCAGATACCTCTAACATTCCGCCCGAGGAGATCGACAAGCACGTCGAGGCCATCAAGGGAATCCTCGAAAACGTCGAGGACAAGTACAAGGACGAGTACGAGCAGGCGAAGGCGCTGAGAGACTACGCCGAGGCGTACCTCAACGCCTTCTCCGAAGTCTACTCGGCCGTATTCGACGCACTCGCGAAGCGCAAGATCATCACCAAGGGCAAGTTCCGAGAGTTCCTCGCTTTGTTGCCCCCGGACGAGCGTCATGGCGCGGCTATTCCTTAAGCGCACGCTTTCCGGCTTCGCGCCTGCAGACGAACCGTCTCAGGAAGTCATGCGCAAGTACAAGGTCGGCGAGGTGTACCGAGCTGACGTCGTGAGACCACGCAGCTATCGGCATCATTGCTTGGCCATGGCATTGCTGCAACTGACTTTCGATAACCAGGACCGTTATACGGACTTCACGACTTTCAGGAAGGCGGTGGCCTTGGCCGCTGGTTATACGACGAGTTACCCAGATCTCGATGGCGTCATGCGTGAAGAAGCTGGATCTCTGTCCTACGATTCGATTCCAGATGATGTGGAATTTGGACGAATAATTTCCTCAATGATGAACGTCTGCGCACATATCCTGCACGACATGGGAATTGACGAACTGGAAGCGGAAGTCTCGCGCTACTGCGACGAGCATTATGGCCAGGAAGCCGCATGAACCGCGACCTACGCAAGCTCGCCAAGGGCCAGACGTGTCAAGTGCGTCTCGCCGGCGTGTGTAATCACAATCCAGAAACTGTCGTTTTGGCACACTTCAGGATCGCCGGCATCAGCGGCATGGGCATGAAGTCGCCAGATTTGCTGGGAGCTTGGTGCTGTTCCAGCTGTCACGCAGCCGTGGACTCGAGCAAGGACATTCAGACGCAACTCGATTTCGCCAAAGGCGTACTGAGAACGATTGCAGCGCTTATTGAGGATGGAGTGATCAGATATTGAACGCCATCACCGTCAACGAGATCCTGCAATATGGCGATGACGATGAGAGTCTATAGGCGAGGAATCGAACACGTTGATGCATTGGAGGTCGCATGAAAGTGGCCGTTAATGTCTGTGTGCCAAAGATCGTCGAGATGGAAGTCAGCTTTCCTCTGTATCGTCAACATGACGTTTCAGGCGATGGGTACAACTCGGTCTATTACACCCGTATTGACCGGCTACCAGCTGGCGAGGGCGGTTACGCTCACAGGGCGGAACGATTTGTACACCATTCAATCAAGCACGATACGTTCCCGGATGAGCGATTTGAGTTGAGTGTCGAGACGTATTTGACTTTCGGCCATGACAAGTCAGATGCGGATTACACACTAGCCCGCGGTCAGTATGCTTCGTCAAGTGAGGCGTGGGACAAAGCGCGATCAAAGGCGATAGCGTTTCTCGAGAAGTTCCCGCGAGGTGTTACATGACCGCCAAGAAAGAACCGCCCGTAAGCGCCCGCCAGCTCCGTCGTCACTACGCGCTGCTCAGCAAGGTAGCCGAGAAGGTACTGACGATTGGCTACCAGCAAGAGACAATGCGCAACGAGCTGGCGGCAGCAGTGGCAGAGATCCAGTCGATGGCGACGGCGGTATTTCAGCTTGCGAACTCAGCTCCTGCTTTCCGCTCCGAGGTCGGCGAGCGGCTGCGCATGATCGAGCTCGAACTCGAGGCGATTGGCACTGTCGTGCCGACGCTGCCGCGCTGGACCAAGGAGCAGCGCCAGGCATTCGAGAACGGCGATACGGACAGGAAGATCGCGAGCGGTTTGAAGCACGAGCAGAATCTGATGGAGCGCGTATGAGCGGAGATAACGTTACCACTGAACAGCAAGTCTTACCCCAGGTGAAACAATGAACACCACCCTGTTGATCGACAACCTGCTGGACAAGGAAGCTCTCAGCGTCAACGAACGCCGCGAGCTTTGGAATCTCCACAAAGCGCGCCTCGCGCCCATCGTGGTCACTTTCCAGAAGCTGGGAGCGGACATCCATTTCCCCAGCACCTTGGACATCGCTTTCAGCGGAGACTCTCACAAGTTGGCGGAAGGCGTCCGGGCGTTACGGACAAGAGGATTCAAGTACGACAGCTCGCCGCCAAAGAAAGGCGACAGCTCCTGGTGCTCGTTCTTCACGGCTCCCGACTGCCCCGTGAGCATCTGGTTCAGCTTTTCGTCCTCGGTATGCCGTCGCGTCAAGGTCGGAACAAAAACCGTCGAGCAGGACGTGTACGAGACCGTGTGCGATGAGCTGGTATTGCCCGAGGAGCACGCGGCATGAGCAGAGAGTCGGTTCCTATCGAGTGAACAAGTCTTATCTCAGGTGAAACAATGAACGCAGTTCTTACTCGTGAAGTTGCTCGGCAGATCACCCGTGGGCGCACGCCACTGGTTCCGGTGGAATACGAGACCGCCGTCAAGTCCCTACAGGCATGTATCGACCTGAACGACGCGAAGTACTGGGATGACAAGGCAGACGCGCTGGCGGCATGGGCCAAGATCTACCGGAGCGACGAGACGCTGCGCAAGGCGAAGATGCTGAAGCTCCATGCCTTCCGTCGCATGGGTGAGCTGGCAGGCGAACTGAAACCGCTGAAGAACGACAAAGGCGGCCGACAGCCAGGGGCGATCCGTGCGCTTACTGACGTAGGCCTGTCGCACAACTCGGCTATCGCTGCTCGTCGCCTCGCCAGTATCAGCGACAAACGATTCGACAAGATCCTTGAGCAGCCGAAGGCGCCGTCCACGGTCCTGCAGGACTTGTGGGTTCGGGATGAGGCATGGGCCGATTTCGTCAGGACCGCTACGACGTTCCGCAGCGCTCTGCGCCGGCACACGCCGACTGCTGTAGGCGTCGCCTGCAAGGCGAATGATCGCTACATCGTCACGGCGCGCGAGCTGATCACCGAGATTACCGAGTGGCTGGACTCTCTTGAACAGCGTTTGGGGAAAAAGCAATGAGCAATGCTCACCACACATCGGAACAGCACGTCTGGTGAAAACCGTGATCGGCAACGCGACCCTGTACCGAGGTGACGCAAGGGAGATCCTGGCGGACATCGAGGTCGATGTCATCGTGACTGATCCTCCCTGGGACCAGGCGAAAGGCATCGCGGGCGCAGATGATCCCCGCGGGTTGTTCGCGGCATGCGCCCCGGCTATCGCTAAAGCTCGGTGCGCGGCGATCCAGCTGGGATGTTACACAGACCCTTGCTTCTGTGCCCCCGTCGCCGCGCTCATGCCGTTCATCCATGCGTGCTGGTTGCGGTACGTTCCCCCAAGCTACAACGGCAGGGTGCTGGTCGAGGCCGATGTGGCCTACGTCTACGGCAAACCCCCAAAGTCGGCACCTGGTCGGCGTGTCCTGCCGGCGATGGTCGCGAGCACACGCAGGGAGGCGTCCGAGTCCGACTTCATCAAACGGCACGGACGCAATCGCTCGAGCCGGCAGGCTGCTGAGTCGGTAGCCAAGCAGGCTCATCCGATGCCCAGGTGCCTGAAGCATGTCCGCTGGCTCATGGAGCGGCACAGCGATGCGAGTGATGTGGTCTGCGACCCGTTCATGGGCTCAGGGACCGCCGGCGTAGCCGCCGCTGACCTGGGCCGGCCCTTCATCGGCATCGAGATCGACCCCGAGTACTTCGACCTGGCATGCGAGCGCATCGACCAGGCGCAACGTCAGCAGAGAATCGCATGAGCGCAGACGTGGTTCCCTCAAATCCGGTGGTGCAGACTGAGACCAACCGAGACAAGGCCCTGCGCGGGGAAGTCGTAGAGGTGAGCATCGGTCGCCTGTTGGAAATGCGCGAGCAGGCGATCAGGTTCGAGGGCGTTTGGGACGGCTCATATCACTGGCATTGGGCGGCAGCACTCAATGAGCTGATAGCCAGACGCCAAGCCGCACCACGGGACGAGAATGCTGCTCTAGACGATGCGGACATCGAACGACTGCGGTCCGGTTTCGACGGCATGGTGATGCGGCTCAAAGAGCGCACTGTAGAACGAGATATGGCGCGGGCCGCACTGAAGAACTGGCTGGCTTTAGTTACCGGGCCACGATCCACAGAGGAGTGGAGCGCAATAGAGGCGGCCCAAGCCGCTCTCGAAGCCGCACCACGGGACGAGACTTTGCCTCCGTACGCCTTTATCTGTCCTGCGTGCGGTCAACCTGGACTACATTCGATTTACGCGTCAAAAGACGGCAAAGCGATCTGCACTGCCTGTGCAAATCGTGAGCGTGGCGTCGGTGTCGAGACGAAAGCGGAGCATCGTTAAAGTGCGCGTGCTGGTCGCTTGCGAGTTCTCCGGGATCGTGCGAGACGCCTTTAGAGCGCGCGGTCACTCGGCTATTTCGTGCGACTTGCTTCCAAGCGAACGACCAGGGCCTCACCTTCAGATGGACATCCGCAGCGCACTCGCTACGGCGGGGCGGTCACTCGGAGACGGATGGGAGCCTGACCTGCTGATTGCTCATCCACCCTGCACCCATTTGGCGGTGTCAGGAGCGCGCTGGTTTAAGGGGAAGCGCAAGGAGCAAGCCGCCGCTATCGCTTTTGTCGAGGAGCTGTGGGGCGCGGGCGTTTTTCGGATAGCCATCGAAAACCCGGTCAGTATTCTCAGCACGCGGTCAAATCTCGGAAAACCCACCCAGATCATCCAACCGTGGCAGTTCGGTCACGGAGAAACAAAGGCGACCTGTCTATGGCTCAAGAACCTGCCAAAGTTAGTGCCGACAAAGATCGTGGAGGGACGGAAGCCGCGAGTACATCATGCGAGCCCCGGCCCGGAGCGTTGGAAAGAGCGCAGCCGGACGCTAAAAGGGATCGCGGACGCGATGGCGGAGCAGTGGGGAAGCCCTGTTACGTTGCCGACTGCGTGCTCCAATTCCATTCAGGCCCCTGCATCGTGAGGATTCCATGAAGCTCGACCTACGCCCACGATGCAAACGTTGCCGCAAGATCCCGCGTGGGAGCATCGAGACCAATAACTACGAGAAGTACTATCCGGGTTATTGCAGTTTCCAGTGCCAACAATGGCATCGCTTGGACTTGGCGCGCGAGTACCTCAAGAGCCTCCCATCATCCACAGCGGAGCATGGCAAGTGAGATCACAAGTTGAATTGGCTGCGTGCCTGATCGAGGCTGAGTGCCGAGACAAGTTCGCCAAGCTAACGACCGCAGAGGAACGGTTGGGCGTCGCCTTCAGGGCAGCTCACAATCACTGGATGTTCACCGATGAACAGGACCAGTTCAAAGGGGCTGTCGGCGCGGTGCTTATCAGCTTCAAGGAGGGGCCGGAGTTCGAGAAGGTACAGAAGGCCGCCCGGCAGCTCAGCAAGCTCAGCGCCTTCCTTGGAGCGCTACAGGCGGGCGTTCCGGTGGACACGGACGCCATGCTGAGGCAGCAGGAAGAGGAGAAGGACGAGACTCCCACGATCCCGCTCAACCGGATGTGGTGCGACGTAAAATTTGGCAGAGCTGGTGATAGTGCGTGAGCATGTCTAAGGTTAAGTGGCACATTTGCGATGATGCTGTCGGAGTCCGCTCCTGCAGGAAATTCCTTGAGGTGTGCTCAGATCATTCCTACGTCTTTTCTATCGCAACGACTGACTACACCGGCACGTTCACAAAGGCGCAGCGCCGAATGGCACAGAGGGTCTGCGATGCCCTCAACGCGGCAGAGGCGATGTGGTCGGCTGACGAATACAGTCAGGATGGGTACTGATAGGCCCTACTTTAGACCGACCAGGCGATCAGCCATAGACACAGGCTGGTGACGCCTACTTTCTCGGTGACCGAGGCGACCGGAACCAGGAAGTGCGTGGTCAGCGCGTACAGCACGCCGCCGAAGGTGAGCACCCATAGCTTCGGGTCGTGACCGTTAGTGACGAACTGGAGCGCGATTGCCAGCACGAACGTCACCGCGGTGAGACGTGTAT